TTTAAATAAGTAGGTAAACCTAAAGGTGTATTACCATCAGGTGCCCCTACTGTTGTGCCTTTAAAAGGATTTAATCCTTGTTTATTTAAATGAGCTCCAAGTGGTGAAGAAATTGATTGTGCTAATGTACTTAATGGAGTATAAATACCTTGGTTTATAGCAATATTATTTTTAATAAAACTTCCTATAGCACCTAATTGACTTTCTTCTCCTGAGTCTTCTTGTGTATAAGAAACATATCCAACTTCTGAATTAGGATTTGTAAGAGATAATACATTTTGTTTAATAGTAAATAGAACCCCTTGGGTTTGAGTAAACTTTTTAAGTATAAGAGATGTATCTCTTACAACTTGTCTAGGTAATAGATATCCCCCACGTAATAGAAAATCTGGTCCTCCTGTTCGAGAAGCATTTTCTACATCGCTTGGTGGAAATACTTGTGAAGGTCTTTGTGTCCATCCTCCTCCTGGTGTATCGCCTGGAACACTAGAATAGTTTTTACTTTCGTATGCGCTATTTCCTATTAAATCTCTTATTGGCATGTTATCCTGGCATATTATCTACATACTTCACCGGTGGTTGTTGTGGATCCATAGTAGATGGTTGAGGTAATGCTCCATTTCTAGGTCTTACAGCATCTGCATTTGGGTCATTATTTACTGAATAATCCCTATGTAATGTAGATTGTTGAAAGTTAGGTATATTTGGTGTTTGACCATCTAAACCACTTAATTGAGATCCGTTTTGTGTTAATTTGTTTAATAGACTCATAATTGTTTGTTTTATTATAAATATTACATTATTGAATTTCATATAATCCCACAGGGGATAATGAAGGTTTCTTTTTGTTTTGTGTAACTAAGGTACGTAATAACATATTAGTTTCTTTATTATCATTACCCATTTTAACTGTTCCTGCTCCTGTTGATACAACATCATTTCCTCTTTGTGTTGGGAATAAATCTGTACCTGCTATAACAGTATCTTTATTATTTAAAGAAATAGCGCCCTCAGGTCCTAAAAGCATTCTGTCACCATATCCACCATTTCCTTTTCCTGGGGAAAGTACATCGTTTCCTTTTGTAGCATTTATAGCAGCGGCAATTCCTCCTAGCATTCCTACTGTAGCACCGATAGCAACAGGTACACCTATGGGTCCTAAAAATTTCATTATTCCTCCCCATATATTAGCTACAGCCACTGTAACTGCTTTAACCGCCATTACAGCTAGTGCTGTCGTAACACCTCCAATAACCCCTGCTAAAGCAGCCATAGCTATCCTAGATTCCATTATTGCTCCTGCTATATATGCAAACGCATTTACTACAGGTGCTAGCATTGCTCCTAAAGCTGTAAATAACTCATTAATTTTCCCCATTGAAGCCTCCATTTTTTCAGCTGCTGATGCTTGGTTTAACATATTATCTAACCCACCTTCTGATATTTCTTTTTGAGCTTGAGCTAAACCTACTTCTGCTATTCTAGCATTTAATATTTTTTCCCTTCTTTCTGCTTCTCCTTCACTAGCCCCTGCTAATTGTTCTTGTACAAATAAAGTTTTTGCAAGATCCTCTCTAGACATACCAACAGATTGAGCTATTGCTTCTTGTTGTATTCTATTCATTTCAGCAAATTCTGCTGCTGTTCCTGCTTGGTCTGCTATTTCTTTAGCTACTGTAGCTAAATCATTATTTAAAGCTGCTTGTCTTGCTTTTTCTAAATTAAGATCTTTATTTAATAATAATTCGGCTTGTAATTCTTGTTCTATTGATGATTCAAAATTAAGTAAGTTTCCAACTATACCTTCTATTTGTTCCATTTCAAATCCTAATGCTTTTGCACTTTGTACTGCTTCAGCTATTAATTTAGGATTTTGACCAAATGATAAAGTAGTTGCGGCACTAAGAGTACTTATTTCTTTTAAAACATCTTTTTCATTAATAAAAATCCCACTAGCTTTATTTAGAGCTGATACTTGATTAAGTAATGCATTAGCATTTTCATCAAAAGAATCACCATTTGCTAAGGATAACTTTTGTATCCCCATCATTTCTTCACCAGTTAAACCTGCTGTCTTTTTTAATTTTGTAAAAGTTGCTAATTGTTCTGCTGTAAACTGAACACTAGTACCTAATTCACTATTAATTTCAACTAAACTTTCAGTTAATCCTTTACTCGAAAGAAATAAAGCACCTGACCCAAAAGAAGCCGCTGACATATTTTGGCTTAATTTTTGTGCCTGATTGTTAGATATATTTAAGTTCTTAGCTATTGATGATGTATTTTCTTGACTACGTGCAAACCCATCAGCTATCGCCGATGCTAATGCACTTACAGCTTTCATCGCAATGGCTATCTGTACCATAGGATCTTTTAAACCTGATTTAACTTTATCACTAATTTGACCAAACATAAAGTCCATTGTTGCGGTCTTCTTTTCTGCATCACTTAAATCAGTACCTTCTAATGATTCTGCAAATTCTTCTGTATTTTTTGCTATGTCATCAAACCCAACAGCCGTAGATAAAGCTCCTAGGCCTATTTTATTCATAAAACCATCAATTCCTTTTAAGATTCCTCCAGAAAGTCCTAATGATTTTTGGATTTTTTCTTCTTTATCTAACCTGTCTTTAGCTATTGTTAATAAATTACTAGAAAGACCTTCATTTTCTTTATATTCCGCACTACTACTTGCTATAGCATTGTTTATTCTTTTTAATTCATCTTTTCTAGCCTTAGTTGATCCATTTAATTCTATTTCAAGTTCAAGTTCAGATTGAGCTATTGCTAAACTATCTAATGATAACTTTAAGTTTGTTTTTTCTTGTTGTATTTTTTTAACTAAGCTTTTTAATTCTTTTTCACTTAACCTATTTATTCCTTCTCTATCAGATAATAAAGATTGGGAAATTTTTTCTAAATTTCTAAATGCTGATCTTGATTGTTGTAATCCTTTATTTTGTTTTTGAAGTTCATTAACTGTTGCTGAAAATGAAGATACAATACCATCTAAATCTTTATTAATATCATTAACGGTAGATTGTACCCCTTTTAATGCTTTGTCTAATTTTTCTACTTCTGATTTAGATGCTGCTACCTTAGAAGCGTCCATCCCTTCATAAGGGTTAGTTTCTCCTAGATTCTTGTATAATCTTTGTATTTCTGCTAGATCTTTTTTGACTTTATTTATATCAGCCATAGGTTACATTTATTATAAATATTATTATTTGTAACCTGTTTTACCTTTATATTGTTTACTTGCTTCAGTAAATGCTGGAGCATTAACTTTACCATCTTTATTCACTAATGTTTGTTTTCCTTTACCTTTATTTGCTGATTCTTGTTCTTTGTTTTGTTTAATATAAAAATCATTTATTTCTTTAAAGGTAAATTTTCTTAACCAAATAGGCATATTATATACTGTATTATAATCATAGCCTCCTTTACCATGGAATATAATATTATGTATTTGTGTGAATAAATTTAATCTAAATTGAGGTGCTATCCTAGATGTCAGGCCAAAAAAACCTAAGCCCTATAGGGATAGTCACCTCCTTTCCGCTATCTAACACTGTTGTTAGATTGATATCCGGTTGAGTCAATTTAATGTGTTCACGAAAAGATCTTGAATCTCTAGCTAAAAATTGATTATCAACGAATTCTCTGATTTGTTTTTTTTCTGTATCACCATCAACGGATTGAATAATATGTTTCCATCTTGTTGATGTTTCAGTTGATGATTCTTTATTTAACTTTTTAAGTCCTTGGATTTCTCTTTCAATTGCTTTTTCATCTCGACCTGTTAATATTTTATATGTTATGATTCTACTAGAGGATGGAACTGTAAATGAAAATTCATTTTTCCCTTCTATCATAGTTTTAGGGTCAAATGGTGTATCTTCTAATGTTGTTAAATCTACTGTTTCTTCAACCCCATCAATTTCAAATTTATAATCTTTACCATACCCTAAAATACGAGAAGCTATTAATAAAGCATTTTTATCACCAATAATTAAATCATCAATTTTAATATCTTTATCTATAATTAAGGATTGTAGTAATTTATCTAATACTATACCTTTTTTAATATATGCTTGGTTGGATAAAATATCTTCTTCTTTAGCAGTCATGTATTTCATTACTACTTTACCACTCGATAATGGATTTTCTTTTGGGTATATTAATCCCTTTGATGGAATATCTACCTCTTCGGTCGGGAATTTAAATTCACTCATATAATCTTTATTTAGTTTGTAACGTGTTTCTAGTTATACATATCAATATAAAAAAAAGCCTGACCGAAGCCAAGCTATTTTTAATAATATGTTGAAAATTTCTTAGAAATTTAAAATACAGTAATCTGGTTGTACTTCTAAAGATATTTCTTGAGCTGCATTTTCTGTATCCCAATTAAAATCTCCAAAATCTGCTGATGTAATTAGTGCTCCTTTAATGATCCATTCAGATACTATATCACCTACTGGTCCTAGTACATCTAATGTTAGATCTTTTTTATAGAAATCACTATATCCATCTCTACCTGTTACTGATTCATGGTGTAATCTTACCCATTCCATAACTGCTTGCGCACCTGATGGTGTAATTGGGTCAAATAACGTCATTGAAATTGGAGCCCATGTAGATTTACCTTTAACAAATCGTTGAACGTTAATATGATTTAAAGCTACTGTACCTTGGTTTAATGTTACAGCTCCCATACCTTTAATTTGGTAAGATGGAATCCCATCTACATAAAGAATAAATCTATTCTTTTGTTTTGGCTCAAATGCTGTAAAAAATATTTCGTTTGGGTCTAATACTGCCATTTTATTATTTTATTTTATTATAAATATTCCGTTTTTTAGTTTTTATGATGGAAATGTTGCTCCTGTTGGTAGAACATTGAAATCCAAGATTATAAATTCAGCTGTTTTAGTTGGTTGTAAATAAATTTGACCTACTAACTCATTTCTATCAATAACATCTGGTGTGTTATTTGTAGCATCCATTACTACTTTAAATGAATACAATCCTTGTCTTTGTTGTACTGATTCTAAATATGGATTAACTTGTGCTAGGAAACTATTTCTAGTACTTATTGTGTTTTGTTCAAATACTAAATTATCTGATACTTGTACAATATAATCTTTAAGTGCTATTAATAATCTACGTACATTTACTCTATCTAGAGCACTTGCTCTTTTCTGCAATGTTTTTTGTCCAAATACTACTGTTCCACTTCCTGGGAAAGTTGCAATTGGGTTAACATTTGCTTCATATAATGTATCTCTATTTCCTGATGTTAATTTTCTTTCAGCTCTTATTACATTTCCTAAAGCTCCTCTAATTAGACCTGCTGGTGCAAACCATGGGTCAGATGATGCGTCTGTAAACGCATATACGCCTGGTATAAACACGGACGCTGGGCTCCACACAGATTGTGCGGTATTAGGATCAATCGATTGTAACCACGGCCAATACGTAGCTGCATAACTTGAATCAAATGCACCTGCTTGTGTAGTTACTGTATTAATTGTTGAATTGTAAGGTACTAAATCAACTACTGCCATACAATCAGTTCTTCCTTGTGCTAAATTAACCATTTGGTTAACTTGTGAAGCATGTAAAGAATGTATTAAACCTGGAGCTGATATTACATTAAATTGGTAATCATCTGCATTTGTTAATAGGTTTAACGATTGTGTGTAGTCGTTAGCACTAATACCTTGTATGTTATTTGCATCAATATTTTCGTTAAATTTAGCATCATTGTTTTCAATGTTTACTCCGTTTCCTCCTTGGAATGAACCTGAACCTACAATTGGTAGGCTACTAAAGAATGAAGACTTAGCTGCTCCATTATTATCAAAGTATTGTGGAGTTGGTGTTAATACACTTGAAACTCTTACATATGCACTTCTGTTAGGATAGTTACCATTTGTTTTAACATAGTAATCTACTCCATCTTGTTCTACTGTGTAATAAGTATCTCCAATTGCTCTAGCTACATAGTTAGGAGCTGTTGGATCCATTGATAAGTTGTTATAAGACTCTAATATTGCTTTTTGGTTATTAACGTCATTACCACGTCTAATAAATAAAGCAAATTGTCCTGATGATGTGTTTTGAGAAGGTATTTCCCATCTTAAGTTATCAGCTGTACCAAGTGGCAGTGCTCCGTTAGCTAAATCTCCAGTAGATGAGTAATTGTTCATTATTGAACCTTCTGATAATGTAGATAACACAAATGCTGTTCCATTTATAATGTCATTTGATGTTAATCTTATTTCTACGTTAGTTGTACCACCTATGATAGATGAAGGAATTTGTAAAAATTCATTAACTAAATATCCAGTTCCTGCTGTGAATTTTACACTAGTTACTGTTTGGTCTGAAGCAACAACTACTACTGCTGCTGCAGTGTTAGCTCCACTTCCACCTCCGATGTCGCCTGCGTTTAATGTATACGATCCTGCTGTACCATCAGATGTGTTTGTTGTGATTGAACCACTAACGTTAAATGTTGTATTTAAAGTTCCTGCTGCAGTAGCTGCATTTTGAATGCTTGAAGAAGCTTCATTAAATGAGCCAGTTACTACTCTAGTTACTAATAGTGACTCACCACCTTGTTCAAAGTAATTTTGAGCTGCTGTTGAGTTTAAATATGTGTAGTATTGACTGCCACTTTCTACTGTGCCACCAAAAATAGCTTGATATTGAGAAAAAGATGAAACTGCAGTTGGGATACCTACAGGTCCCATAACTGCTGGTCCAACAATTGCCGCACCATAAGTTACGGGTCTTGAACCAATAAAAGATTGATCATTTTCTCTTGCTAATACACCGGGAGATATTAATGTTTCTGCCATTGTCTTATATTATATTTAATATTGTTTTGTTATAAATATTGGAAACTATTTCAAAAATCTATTCTACTGCAGTAAATTCTCCAGTTTCTAGGTCTATGTTACCATCACCATATTTTTCTGTTAAATCTTTAGCATTTACTTTTTGCTCTTTTAAAAGATTTTCGAAATCATTTCTTAAATTTTTTCTTCTTTCTTTTAGACTTTCTATGTTTATTTCTAAAGCATTAATGTCTAAATCTAAAATTCCTAAGTTAAATACTATTTCGTTATTTTTACTTTGGATATCTTTTAGTTTTGTAATTTCTTCTTCTTGTAACTTAATTATTGACATAATTTTTTATTTTATTATAAATATTAATAAATTGATTAAAATTAATCTCTTTTTCTACCATCCCATGTTGGATTCCAAATAACATCACTATCTTGAAGATTACTAATAGCTTCAGTAGTAATTGTAACTTTTGCCTTAGAATTATACTTCTTAGTAGAATTTAAATCCTTTTGAATAGTATCTGGGATTAAATATCCACGTAATCTAATATTAAATGTTCCAGTAACCAACCTATCTTTATTAACTGTTAATTCAGTTGCTGTGTTAAAACTATCAATAAATGATCTAAACATATATCTTTCAGGATTACCCCAATAAGCATCTGATGCATATTCACATGACTCTACAATTTTATTTAATTGTTCCATGTAATATGTTTGTATAAGACAGCTATATTCTAATGTTACATAATCAGGTTGTGCTACAACATGAAAAGTATCAACTGGTCTTCTATTATTTAATGTACCAAAATTACTATAGAAATTTTTACTGCTAAATTGTTTTGAAAATACACCATATAAGTTAGGCATATTAGCATCTAATTTATTTGCTACTGTTCTGTCTTTTGTTATTGTATCTCTTTTAATTACAATAAT